CGTTTGAAATAGAGTGCATACCACTTTTATTGAGCTTTTGTTGAACAATTCTAGAAGCAACTGCATCAGGATGAGCAGGTAAACCGCGCCCACCTTTGGTTGTGACTATAGTTTTGTGCTGGGGATTCGATCTTGTCTTAACTGATACTTCACCAGAACCAGATTTCTTACTTTTACCGCCAGCATCGCTACTACTTGAATCACCGCTGCTACGCCCAGCACTGCGAACTCCCCACTTCATACCCTTGATACCGTGATGCTCAAGAATATGATCCACAACTTCCTTACTTGCCAGTGTATCCATCATGCTACCGCCTGTGGCCACCAAGCCCACCAGGGAGGATCGCCTCCATTGCCAGGATAAACAGGAGGTGGATTGGGATCGGTCCATTGCGTCGATTCACGATGAACATTGAGTCGCCATTCGAGCTCTTTACGTTGATCATCAAACGCAGCAATGGCATACGACGTTGTAGGAGGATCAAACAACAGTCGAACTCGCAAATATACATACGTTTTGATCGTGGTATACTGAGGATCATCAGCGAAAACGAAATAATCGTCCCAAATCGCAGTCTCATCTTCAATCATGAAACCCGCTTCAGGACCAACTCCCAACTGGGTAAGCGTAGAAAATGCAGTGTTAATATGTGTCGTAACATCAGGATCAAACGCTGTATAATCCGCATCAATACCCAGAATCTTCTTGGTACTCGTCAGAATACTTGGATCCAATCTTCACCTCCTTTCTAAGAGCTGATATCACCAAGGATCCAACATTCCAAGCTTGGACCATTGCGTACTTCCCTTGTTCTGCCACATGTACATCACATCGGCATTGTCCAGGGTCATGAAGAAATGGAAATTGCCGTTTGCTGCAACTGCTGCTGCAATACCTCGGATCTTTCGACCTTTTGGCGCATCACAGAACTTGAACGAGTTTGCCGTAGCTTTGCCCGGCTCTCCGCCATGCCAAGCAGTCTGATTTGGTTTCTGGAACGTCAAATATACAGATTCACGCTGTGGTCCAACATTCCAAACATGCAAAGTACCGTCGGCTGCCTTCTCAGAAGCAATCATTTGAAACCCCTCGGATTCGTCGTCAGAAGCAGATGAACCTCCTTGTGCAAGGTCAAGGACATAGTCCCACGGAAAGTCGGGACCTGGATCCCAGTGACCTCCGCCACGAGACCCAAGTTCATTATGACCACAAACACCTCGGCCAGAACCTTGCGCTTCAGAGGAACTCAGCCTCTTGATCGGGAGACCATAGTATGCTGCTTCTTCAGCAATCCAAGCGGCACAGTTACGAAGCATGTTATCGTGATTGTTCTTCCACTCCGCAGTCGACCACGAAGCAAAGCCACACAATTCGATAGCAACAGCCACCGGATTGAACTCAGACTGAGTCCATGCCTTATTGCCGCGCTTTACATACTCGCCAACAGTGTTGACCTTATCGTCGGCTCCAGTATGGCTTGAAGCACTGACGTTCCCTTGAAAGAATGAACCCAGACTCTCGATAGTACGAGCGCCTTCGGCCGTATGAACGACAATCAGACGAACGCCGGATCCGCCTCGGCTCGAGTAGTTTGGGCTTGGAATCCATACTCGTTTCAGAGCCATTAAGCCTCCTCTTTAGCGAATGGACGACAAATAATGCGAACTTGAGTAAGGCTTTTATCAGCAACATAGACAGGTCCCGATTCACCCTCTTTGATTGCAATGGCAACCCAGCCAATCAAGTTACATAAGTCTTCTTTCGAACCACCTATGTAAACGCCACCATCAGGATTCACATTAAATGCCAACATTGTCCTCGAGTCAGGAAGCCACCTGCTCCTCTTCATCCGGCGTAGTATCGGGGTGAGCAGGGGTCGGCTCATCGACGTCGTCAGGCTCGGGGTTGGCTTCAACGTCCTCCCGATCGTCGTCGGCTTCTTCCGGAGCAGGTGTGACTGGAGTCTCCATTAACTGCTCATCTCCTTCTCACGTTGCAGAGCGGCATCCATCCGCTGCTGTGCCTCACCGGCGTGCTGCTTTCGCTCCTCTGCCTCCTCCTTGAGACGATTTTCCGTATCCTGATGACGCTGCTCCAGAGCATCAGCCCGATTTGGCGGAGTTTCTGCGGGCGGAGTCTGCGGCTGATTCTCTTCCTTAGCCGGTTTCGTTGCCTGCTTCTTCTCTTCTGTCATTATCTCTCCTATTTGATGCATCCGTAGATCGTGACTTGTCCACCTGGATGATTGATGACTATTTCACCAACCACAAATCCTGTTGGGCATTCGATAGATCCAGGTGGTCCCTGCGGTCCCGTATCTCCTTTGTCTCCTTTTGGCCCAGGAGGACCTTGAGGGCCGGTTTGCCCATTTTGAACATTGACAGTGACCGTTTTTGTTGGTGCAGGAGCACTCGCGCCAAGAGCTGTAGCAACTAGATATCCGGTGCCAGCCGCAAGTACGAGCGATACCGCCATAACACTACTTATCTTCTTCATGACGATCTAACCCTTCTTTAAATGCGTCCAGCCGAGCATCACAAGCTTGCTTTTCGTGTTTTACAACTGCTTTGATGACCCAAACTGAGCCAACAATGCTACCCACCGCAGTTATAAACCCTGCAACGTAGTCCCGCCACATCAACAATCACCATAGTCTTGTATCTCCCGCCTTTCGTTCAATCGGTCCCCTAGGTAATAAGCTTTCGTCGCCGAAATGAATTGCATTATGAGTTTGAAGAGATGTTGTAACGAGATACTTTGGATCGATGATCCACAGCTCACCATGACGAATATCATCTGGTGACATCGGGTTCATATGATGTACTATCAACCCGCGATGGATATCGAATCCTTCAATACCCAGATCACAACCGTTATCTCTGATAATTACTGCATTACGAGCTCGTTTCCACATGAGAGACCTGTAGAAATGTTGATTGAGCCATCTGTCAAACCCAAACGTGCTATAACCAACTTCGCCATCAAGTCGGAGATATTCAAACCGCTCCTCGAACGTTTCCAAGCGACGAAGCTCAGAGTATGTTCGGATCCTCGTCATATCCCTCCGGTTGAGGCATATCTCCCGCATATGACCGCATAGCTTTGATTGCGTCGATATATAGCTCTTCAATCCGCTGTTGAGACTCGATTTGTTCCTTCTTCACCTCGAGCAGAGCGTTTTCATGATCAAGACGTAGCTGTTCAAGCCTTTCACGACTCGAACCGAGCTTGAGGAAATGGGTAATCACCTGAGACGATGCTGTACCCTCTTGAATCTGCTTTTCAGCTAGATCAATGGCTGCTGAAACCAGCTGATTCTCACGGGCCTCCGGAGTTGTCGCGGGTTTGCGGCGAGTTTCAGCAGCTTCATCTCTCCTTCGCTTAGCTGCCACGCGACTTCCTTTCGGCTCGTACTACTTTAAGGTGCTGCTCCCTCGAGTGCGGCGACTCTTGTTTCGAGATCCGCGACTTTTGCTTCGAGATCCGAGACCCGAGGCTCCAATGACTCTGCAGAAGCCTCTTCTACGATGATCTCTCGGCTATCCCCCGTCTCAACGTCAAGACCTTTGACCCTTATACCCATACTTTGAAACTCCTTTCCACTTGTTTCGACGCACATCTAATCAGAAACATTGCACTAAAACTTCCCCCGGGGCTATTTTTGGGAGCCGGGCGATGCATAGGGGGGGTGTTAATTTGCTAGGCCCCCCCTTATCGAAGTTGACCTCTCTTGTTAAAATTTTTGGCCAAGTTTGAAAAGTTTACAAATTTTCTAAATAATTTTTTGAAACTTTTCTGTGCATTCCTGACACGTTCTCAGATACTATTTGATCAATTGCATTGTCGATCGCTAGCGCCTGGTCGGGCTCGGACAAATCATTTGAATTATTTGTAGTTCGAGCCAGGATACCAGGCGTATCATAACCAAGACGCGTATCAAATGCTAACCATTCATTCCATTGTTCGAACGGATCGAATGGATTGTCTACTGTTGTTAGCATGTACTGTGTTGGATAGTCAGCATCAGTACTCATGATTACATCTCATTGATAGCAGCACTGACAGTAGACTGTGATACACCTAATGCCTGTGCTACTTCTGCTTGTGTGTATCCACTACTCAACATAAGCCTAGCACGACTACGTTCAGTAGTAGTCATCTTAGGTTGTGTCTTAGGTTGTGCTAGCTTCTTGACTGTCTCCATGTCGCTGTGTCTAAGTACTTCTTCCAACATGTTATGACTGATAGCACCTGCTTGTATTGCATCCCATTCGGACTGCGTTAATACAATCTGCTGCTTCTTTGCGCCTGTTCTAATCCTTGCTTCAGTCAATGCTTGGTTCTTGATCTTCTTTACATCGGCTTCTTCCATACCCGGATTAGCCTGGCGGCGTTGAGAAACCTGGGCGGCTGCTAAAGCCTGGGCTTGTCTTTCAAGGGGCGCGTTCTTTTTGGCTAGGTTAATCTTTGCTTTGAGACTGGCGACTTCATTTGAGTGGATCTTTGCAGCAGACGGGGATCTTTGAATAGGCTTAGTTTGTAGAGCGGTCTTCCTTGCTGCATTGGCCAAACCTTTAAGCTTATTCGAATAGTTCGCATAGATCAACTCCATAGGCGTACCACGATCAGATACTAGCCTTGTAGCATCCTCTGCCAACGACAATCTCTTCGTCGTTGTTTGTGCAGGCTTTGTTCTTCCTGTAGAAACATAGGTCACTTTTCCAGTGACGGGGTCTTTTGTACGAACGCGTTCTTGAATCTGGCGCCCGGTTTCAACAAAGACTTTCTTACCCGTAACTGGATCTACTGGCCCACCTTGTGATGCTTTCCTGAGAACACGTTCTGGAACACGT